TCTCGTTCATAAATCCTCACTTTCATATTAAGCATGGAGCTACTGCAAAGTTCATTCTGTTATAGAGTTCTCGGCATTTTTCAACATCTTGCTTGTTGTATTCAGCGATTTCTTCAATACGACCATCCAGCCAATAGTCATAGACTTTACTGCCATCTATATCGCCTTTACCTTCCATACCAAATGCTTTGCTGAGTGCATCTAAGCTACCGATCCCTGAGTATTGCCCTGTTCCAGTCCAAGCTACTTTTGTATCAAATACTTTTGAGTCCCAAGGCTTTGCTTCATACGGAATATGTATGGTTGGCCTAACACCTAGCATGACGCAGCGTTGCCACAAAAATCTCAAATCAAATCCTGTAATGTAATGCCCTGACCAAGTAGAGATATGGACTTTTTGACCATACTTATCAGTCAGCTCATTAATATCTACAAAGAATGATCTGAGCAATCCAGCTTCATTGTCATCAGACCGGTAATTCACATTAACTGGACCATCATCCAGCGCCCAGGCTATTGAGATAATTTCGCCCAATGCGCCATCAAATGACTGTTTACGATGTATCTCATTGGCTGCATCATCAGCTTTTTCGGCATACCATTTGTCGATTGTTGCTTGAACTGACATGGTGGCAGGAGGCTTGATGTTCTCGCGTATAGCTTCAACTACACCAATAGCTTGGCTAGGGATGGTTTCCAGATCAAAGTGCAATATGCTCATGCTGCTACCTCGGTTAATTTGGCTTTCATTTCGTCTTTAATCTCAACGAAATTAGGTTGCATGGGCTTAGGTATCATTTGCCATGCAGAACCAAGCTGTGTCACATTCTTAGCCGTTTCCAGCAAGGCTTTATAGTCAGGTTGTTTTTCCTGCCCTGTTGTTGCGTCTAATGCGTCATGCTCGACGATTTCTAATGCTGACTGCCACAAATAACGTCTTTGATAAGTTTGTACTGCTCCAAGATTTTGAACGTCATGACATCCTTTAAGCGAGGCTGATGACATAGGAGAAGTAATAGTTATTTTGCCGTCTCCTTCATGCTCAAAGATATTTAGCTCTGCCAGCTCTACACCAAAGCTGATAATGCCAGTTAAGCCAACATCATTAAAAATGGCATTAATTTGTGGGATAAAATCTGGTAGTTCAAAGTAAGCATATTTAGCAAACGCATTGTAGCCAGACTTGGTGAGCGGTGTTGCTTGCAAGCGTATTCGTGCTTCTTGCAATTTCTTATAAATAGTCATCATAAACCTCTGTATAATGTGTTTGGGCTTCTGTATTGGCGTACAGATTCCCGTATTCGTTTAAGTAATGTTTGTTTGTGAATCTTGGCTCGCGGTGGTTCTCAAAGTCAGCCCTAGCCAAGATTTGCATAAGCCACCTAATCATTTAATTAACTCCTCGATCTGGCAATTCTCAGTCAGATACAAAGTGATTTCGTTCACGTCACCTTTTTTATCAACAGCAGTTACACGCATTAAGCGAATGAGTGAGTCATCCGGCATGAATAAGTTTTCTTGCTGAAATTTCAGGTCTTGTATGTGATGAATAGAAACTGAAGTTGACATTATTCATTCCCCCAAGCATCAACTAAGCTCATAGGGCTAATTGGCATTGCACTTCCATCTTCAGCCTTGGCTTGAGTGGTAGTTAGAAACATTGATAAGAGCAACAAGATGCCGGCAAGAATAGCGATCAAGAATTTAGCATCGCTGACAGCCTGAGCATCTATGTAAAAGTGTTCTTCGTATTCTTCAACAATCACACGCTCTGGTTTAAATACTTTCTTAGCTTGTTCTTTGATGAAGTCTTGACGTTGCTTAGATGCAAAGTCTTTTACTGGATAGTGAATAGCCATGTTTATTTCTCCGATAGTTATTATTAATTGCCATGCTCTCAATGGCTTCCCAGCGTTACCACACAAGCGAATGTGTTGAACAGGTAAGATGTATTCATAAGACTGCCTACCAAGACAGCAAGCCTCTCACAACAATCTATCGAGATAGACAGTCTTATAAACCCCAGACACTTAGCCGGTCTGGGTTAGCAATTACGGCAGTTATGTTAATTAGGTGATTACTGCACCGGACTTATTACAGAGCCGGTGGACTCTGGCCGTAAATTCTTCTCCCAAAAAGACCCTCACCGAAATGAGGGTTGAATGTGCCGTTTAGGCGAGGAGTAACCCTTTGAGGTTATAAGGCTTGGCACGAAAGGCTACCCCCGTAGAACTAACATACCAAGTCTTATAAAGACGATTTCGCTAAGGTCTATCGGAGTATTTCACCGGCCTTGCAATCCTTCTACGGGGATTATCCGTTTCGTTGGATGTAATGATACAGTAATGTATCAATTAATCAATACATTTATGTATTATTTTAAACAAAATAAACCCTATCAATGTAAGATATTAATTAATAACGGGATTTATTTTTCGACAGGCACAAAAAAACCGCAGTTAAGCGGTTTGGTGTGGATTTGGTGGGGTTATTTTTCTAATGAAGAAATAATGCGATCTTTTTTGTCTCTACTAATGGTTTTTGCCAATACAACTGATTTTATTATTTGCTCTTTAATTTGTAGAGTTATATTTCCTTTTATTGCTGATGGTTCAGATAATAATGATTTGATAACATCTTCGCGTTTTAAAGGAAATATTTCATGACACGCAATATATGAGTCATGATTTAAAAAACTATGGTCAACCGCTTTAATTGGGACTTGGCAATCAAGCAAATGTTGTTTATTTTTTATAAATTTATTTATATCTGAGTTTATTAAAAATGTGAAATACTCAGGATCTTCTATTGATACCAGTATGAGATATTTGGATTTCGTAATATTCGGGAATTTTATTTCAAGCTTTACTACGCAACCAGGCTTAAGTGCTGTTTCTATATGATCTCGTTTTAAGTCGCTAGGGAAGTGATCTCCAAGTGACACCATAGATCAATTAGCGTGAATGTAGTTTAGAATTTCTCTAGAATTTGGCAGTGTAGATACGATAGCGTCAATACTAATATAATTGCTCTGATGTACACTTTTCCATGCACTGTCATGAGTAATATCTGTTAACTGTCCGAATGTTTTAAGCCCGTAAATTGTTATTGTTTGTAAAATACATTCTGTTTCAGATTCCGATAGTAAGTCAGCATCATACTGTCGTTTTGGAATAATATTTCTACCGTAAGAAACTGAAATTGCTTCTTTAATAAGATCATCCCAGTCCGTATCTATAGAAAATTTGTTATCAGCTACCTTCATCATATTGTAAATAGCTGATGGAACAGGACCATATTCCAGCGCCAAATAACTATCACCACAAATTAAGCGACCATATTCTTGCAGATGCAATTTATCTGAAAGATAAAGCAATTTTGATATACTATGAAGTGTAGGATTTTTTAAATTACGGGCAATAAAAACAATAACTTCAAGAGCCTTTTCTCTATCAAAATGCTTTATATGAACCGCCATCTTATATACCTTTAATTAATTTTGTGAACGATGTGATATTAATCAGTTCTTGTGTATCTAGTATAACTTATCTATCTTTTTTATTCAGCGGATCAATAATTACATTCAGGTAAGTGTGCTGCCATAGTCCTCCTTTGTAACCGCGTCTTTTTTTTGTGAATCTTCAATATCCCTTTTTACTGCATCACAAAATGGCTTATCTGCTGCTTGATTCTGTCGTCTTTTATAAGCAGATAAGGGATCATGCAGGTTCACCCCCCCCCCCCACATTTTCCGGTCGAGCTGTCAAGGGTTTATTTACAGGTTTTTGAGATAATTCTGGTTGAGCTTGGACAAGTGTATTAACCATTTGCTCAATTAGTTTTCTATTTTCTTCATTCAGCTTTTCAATATTTTCATAAAGCGGAACTGGAGCATCAATTTCTTCAAACCCTCTTAAAGCTGCTTCTGTTATCCCAAGACCTTTTGCAAGTTTTCTTACTGTATCAGCTCGTGGATCACCAATTTTACCTTTTAAAAATCTTTGTATAGTTGGTTGTGGAACTCCAGATTTACTAGATAAATCATAGGCGTTCCAGCTTTTCAGCATCATTTCTTTTTCAAGATTAGTTCTTAATGTAGTCATTACACAAGTATGCATATTTGTATCATCTAAATCAAATACATCAATGTATTGACGTTGATACATTAGTGTATTATTATTGCATCCCATGAACATACAAAAAATCCTTTCAAGTATTAAAGAAACAGGTATCAGCGATTCAAAGATTGCTGCTCTAGTTGGAACTTCTCAGCCTCAAATATTCAGAATACGAAAAGGACAAAGTCCAAAGTATGAATTAGGAGAAAAGATAGGAAGTCTTGCTAAAGAAATCTGTCCCGACATTTTTGGAAAATAAATGGCACTCGACTACGAAATAAAAACTTCAGTTGATGAGGACACCCATGACAACGCTCTAGTTACTGCCAGATCGTACGGCTTTAAGACTCGCGCGGAGTGGGTACGCTGGTTAATAGAGAGAGAGT